AAACAGCATGTCGTTTACAAACTCTGCGAAGTCTTTAACACTTGTTTTGCCATCCTGAAATCCCTGGGCAATCGAATCAGCTATAGTATTTTCAGTAAGTCCACCCCGGATAAAATCATCCCACTCCTGTTTCGTATCTTCAATGAGGTTTTTCGTTTCCTGAAGGTCTTGTTTAGCTTTGGATAAAGCATCATCTTCATTTTTTGTTGATCCAAACAACCAACCGAAAAGAGAATTATTGTCACTCTGAGCGGCCCTCAATGCCTGTTCTGCAAGTGCTACCTGTTTAATTAAAACCTCTTCCTGTTTTTTTAGAAGCTCCAGTCTTTGTTTATAGGCTTCACTCTGACCTCCTGATCTGCTACTTTGATCAATTAACCGCTGATTATCGTTCAAAAGCCCGTTGATAACTTCGAGTTGTTTGGCGAATGCCTTAAAAACCATGTCGCTGTAATCCTGACCAGACATCATCATTGATAAGGCGCTAAATCCGGCCTGTATATAATTGCCAGTTGCCAGGTTTGCAGCGACATCAACCATTCCCTGCAAAGATCTGGCTTGACTTTCGGTAAGATCAAGCTGTTCAATGTATTGGTTGGTCAAATCATAGGCACCACTAATTAGCTGTTTTTGTCGTTCTTTCTTTTTGTCATCGGCTTTTGTCTGTTCATCGTCCAGTTTTTTTAAATTAGCATGCATTTTTTCTCCCTCAAAGTCAGCCTTATTCTTTGTTGGAGTTTTTTTATTCACATCAATACCAAACATACGGGCTATATCTTCATTGGCCTTTCTGGTTGTAATACTTGTTATTCCCTTATTCAGGGCAATCTTTCTTTCCATTTCCAGCATTTCTGACTGGACGTCACGTTGCTTTTCAAGCAAGATAAGTTGCTTGATAGCCTGGTTGTATTCGTCACCTTTTAACGTTTTAAGCTTTTCTTCAAGAGCCTTAATTCGATCATCAATGGTTTTTTTCTTTTTTTCTTCATCAATACCGGTGAGAATTTTGAGCTGTTCTTTGAGATTATCCCTGATACCTTCTTGTTTTTTGATTTCTTCAGGAGTGGAAGTTGAAGTTGATTTTCTCATCTCCTTCAGCTTTTTCTCTTCAGCGGTCAACTTCTTTTTTGATTCCAGTATTTGATCAGAAACCGATTTTGCAGTTTTACCGGCATTCTCTTCTGCTTTTTCACCTGCAACAGTGGCCACAATGTTTGCCCTGATTTGTTTTTCCTGTTCTTTGAGATTATTCAAATACTCATTTTGAACATTTTTGAAATTTGAATTTGATTTCGTTTTAACTAATGGAAGTCCGGCTGAGAATTTTTCACTGAATGTGAAATCCCCACTTGCAATACGTTCCTGTTCGTTGGCATTTTTTGCAAGTTGACTCTGAAGGTCTTCGAGCTTTGCCCTCTTTTTTACTGAATCAATATAATCATCGATGGCCTTTTTCCCTTCTTTGGTTGACAGGGTTTGAGCATCAATCAATCCAACTGAATTTGGCAGGATATCGTTCAGTTCCTTCAGCGCTTTTGCACGGTCAGCATTAGCAGCCGTTTCGCTTTTAATGATTGTAACAAGTGTTTCAATTTTGGCCTTTTCGGTATTTACCTGCTCATTAACCCTTTTCTGTGCTTCAGCGGCCTCATCTGCTTTATCTGAGAACATTACAAGCATTGCAATTAGACCGGCGATTGCACTTGCAACGGCTATATATATGTTTGCTTTTGAAACCGTATTTAAGGCTGTCTGAGCCTTTACGCTGGCCCATTGCGCAAAAGTCAGTCTTACGGTTGCTTCATGTAGTCCGGTCGTTGAAAGAATCATCTTTGTGACCATCATTTCGGCCCGATAAGTCTCAATAACTGTAAGCGCTATACTTGCAGCTTTATAAATTCCGTATGATAGTACCAATGCTTTAATTGCATCAAGAATCTTTTCATAATTATTTACAAGTGTTGTAGCTGCCTGTATGCTTCCACCTATAAGCCCCTCCTGTCCCTTACCTATCGAGTTTAGCATTTGATTCCATGCATCCTCAAAATTGGAAGCCATACCGACAATGGTTTTTGAAATGGCATCGGTTGAACCCTTTACGCCTTCGAGTTGACCAAGAGAAAGAATATAATTTCGCACTGATTCAGCCGAAGCATCAACCGTAGTTTTAACACCTTTAAATGTGAATTGTATTTGTTCGCCATTCTTTGCAGCCCTTATGCCAAATTCTTTCAGCCTTTCAAATTCAAATGTCTCTGCATCAATTAAAGCTTCAGTGAGTTGGTTAAACCCTTTGGCTTTCGATGCTGCCAAATCTCCGAGGCTGGACATTTCATTCTTGGTGGGTTTAAATCCCTGAGAGGCCAGCTTCACGAAAGAGTCGGTAAGCTCGTTAACCTGAAAGTTTGTTTTTGCCCCGTATTTGGCAATCATATCGAGGCTGTCTTTTGCATCCTCATTGCTTCCCAGCGTATTGGTTAGAACGGCTTCATACTTTTGCCATTCGCCCCGAACATTGGCTATTTCTTTTGCAAAACCTGCGATCAGAGACAATGACACCAAAGCTCCTATGCTGGCCATTGCATTACCAGCATTAACAGTTTTTTTCTGAAAATCATCTGCAGATTGTCCAGCCTTTTTAAACGAATTATCAAGGATTGAACCACTATTTGCAGCTTTCAAAGCAAGATTATGAAGATCAGAATCTATTTTATTGACTTTTGAAGCTAGTTTTTGATCATCTATGTCGGCATCGAAATGTAGTGCGCTCATTTTTCTTTTCTTTTTAAAAAGTCTGTGATGGCTTGTTCTGAATCAACATCTATCAAATCCTCTTTTTTGTCCGTGTCATAATCCACAAATGGCATATCAATCAGCATCATTTGAATATTTTGCCAGCTTATTTCCCACATCACGTAATCGTAGGTCCATCCAAAGCACTTACAGATGTCTCCTATTCTTCCCCAGATGGTATAGGCTGGCCTGTAACCGTCTCGTTTATCTCCTTTAGAAGATCGATGCCTTTTAGCGAGACGGTACTCTGAAAAAAATCATTGATCCCTAACTGATCTATAATGATGTTTGTCAGTCTGTTGGTTTCCTCTGAATCCAATGTTTTCAAGAAGAATTCAGTCAGTTCGTTTTCGTCAAGATACTCAGGGCTGAATGCCTGTTTTTTAAAATAGAACAGACCTCTTTTAGGCCGTTCAGGTATAGGCTGACTGTTGATTATAGCAAGTGATATGATTCGGGCCTTGATTATACAATCGGCTTTCATATTCTTTATAACCGCTGATGATGTCGTTGTATCAGTTGCCGGTGAAAGGGTTTCGCTTTGCTCACTGATCTGAATCAGCGTCCCCAGCTTTAGCTTCCGGATATCGAATTCAAATTCATTAACCTTGAATTTCACACCCTGGTCTGTGAGTGACTGAGATGCTTTCTGTTTTAATTCTTTACTGACCATCTTCAATTTCTTTTTTAATTTTTTTGCTCGTAATACTGAATAGTCTGTCAACTAATTTCAATATCCTGAAGTTGAATCCAAGACGTTCAAAGTTTTCATCAACAGACTGTGTTTCCCATAAAAAAATATGAATAAGGATATAGAAGTGAATGAGTTGCATAGGCCATCGCATGAACTCTAATCCGTCTTTGGTTGATATCTCGTTCTGAAGTGAAAATGAAACAGCAAGAAATACCATATAACTACCTAATTTGAACACCCAGCCCAAGCCACGCTTGCTAATAAACCTTTGACCTTCTTTTTTTGAGGCTGCTAATCCTGTAATGTAATCGGTGATCATGATTACTATAAGCGCCCCAAAAACAAATACCGAAACCCCTAGTAGATTATTGCAAATAATAGTTAGCACCGACAACCAACCACCGATAATTGCAGCCATATAGCCAGCGCCTTGAACTTTTGGTTGTGAATAGTCAAATAGGTTTATAAGAAAGCTATAGTGTTCCATTTCCTTGATTTTCATCGGATTAATACTTGGGAATTAAAAAGAAAGCCCGGACAGTTGCCGGGTCTTTCAATTAAGCTGGTACAGTGTAATCGTAAGGAGCTAACCCTGCAGCCGGTGCAAGTGCCTGGAACTTGACTTCAACTTCAGACAAGCCATCTTTAGAAAGCTTTCCGGTGAGCCTGGCAGTGATGTTTGCCTTGTAAATATGAAAGGTGATACCTGCAGTTGTCTCTAACTGTAGTGCCAGTTCAGTATTTACCGTTGCGGTTGGAGCGATGTATTTGGTCGCTGTGGTATGACCGTCTCCACCCTTAACTTTTTCAAGTTGTGCAGGATCAAAATCATAAGTACGCCATGTGCCTTCCAACTGAGCATCAGTTGTGGTAATTGCTTTTATGGCAGATGCCGATTCTTCAGTAAAGAATTTTTCAATTACAGCTTCTGTTTCTTCAAACGTGAAGGATCCTTTCACTGTCTGTGCAAATGTATTCAACGTAACCGGCATAGTTGCCAGATCGGTAGGAGTTCCGAATTTGACGGCTGTTAAGCCAAATAAGTATTTTGCCATTTCTTTTATGTATTAATGGTTTTGAGCGAAAATTTGAGATTCGAATAATGTTCATTGAGTTGTGTCTCAGGGATTATTTCCTGACCTTCAAAATCAATAAGTAAAGCGGTTGAGTTATAATCTTCAAGAATATTTAAGACAGACTGAGATATTTCACTAAGCTTTAAGTTATCAATAACCCCGCCCGATAGATTTCTTGCATGGCAATTGACATTAAGGACAAATTTCTGTAAAGGACCTGATCCTACGCAAAAAGCATTGATCACAATAAACTGTTCGGGTACCGGTGATTCTGGCCGGGTGTGTTTGTATTTCTGTGTGCTTACTGATGCAAGCAAAGTCACAACCTGCTGAACTACATTATCTGATAGTTTATTTAATGACATCGTTTAATAAGTCTTTAAGATCAATTAAAGCGGCTTCTGCCTGAATAGAAATTACATTCTTTCCCTTTGATTCAACCGTTGAAGCATAGTTCATTCCTGCGATTCCGATAAGTTGGAAACCCATCTTTTTAGGCAACGTCTCCACAAACTGTTGAGCCGCTGATTTTCCAGAAGCCTTACCCTTCAGGTTGCTTTTGATAATTTGTCCATCTTTCAAAATGAAATAACCTATCGAACTTCGAAGATTCCCGGTAACATCGCCAAACCCGCCCTCTGATTTTTTCATCTGTCTGGCATCCTTGACGAACTGCTCACCAGTGTACTGCATAACCATGATCATCTTCTCTTCAACGTCACCAACAAACTTCTTTGTAGTGATTTTGACATTTCCGAGTTTCAGCGTTATACCCATAGCCTTGAACTTAATTGTCCGTTCCATGCTCCCTTAATCGTTCCTGCCATAGTGCCGTTCAGCGTGTAATTTGCGCCAATTGGAATGATGATGTCGGTGTGAGGTAAAAAGATAGTAAATGAGTATTCAGCTAAGGCTCCGTCAACGCCTGAAATCTTCTTTCCTGATGAGTTTACCTCGGCCCTGCATTCGCTTTCAAATGAACTGGCAGCGCCTTCAACCCAATTTAGATTTGCATCCTGAGTTGCCTTGCCTTTCCAAGCCACTGAAATAGTATGAGGGTATTGTGCTACCATCTATCAGAAGCGTTTATAAGCGTTGATGTAAATGGACATGATTCACCATATTTGGCATAAATACCTGATGCTGTTTCTGACAGATATTTTTTATCAGCTATTGAAACGCTGAAACCACCTTCCGAAACATTAACAGCTCCCAATAAGTGAAAAAACAAATCGGCCATAGCCAACTCAAATTCCTTACTGTTAACTGATGCCTGAGTTAATTCATCTGAACCAGTCAAACCTCTTTTAATCAGGATCATGGTTACCGTATTTGCCGAAACAGGATAACTAACGGTCGCTTTAAGAGCTTCGATAATTGTCATTTCATTCTGTTTTTAAGAAAAAGAGCCGCCGCAAATAATTGGACGGCTCTCAGTCATGGGAATATTCAGAAAACAAAAGTCAGAGCCTATTTTGCCCAGGTAGTGGCATTGTTGGTCTGCATTAGAATTGAGCGACCAGCGCCATTCCATGCAGGGAATACATTTGCCAAACCTTCGGTAATTTCACGAACGGGAGTTTCCTCAGCATACTTTTTAATCAAAGTATGACCGCGTTTCACCTTAATCGCAACTGAACCTTCAATGATTTCATCAGCCAAAGGAGCGTAATAGGTTTTGCCTAACACGTTCGATTCTGTGAAAGTAACCACATCGTTTTCAAATGGATTTCCGGTCGTGCGGGTTCCGTCAGGTGATTCAACAGTGATGTCCTGATCAATAACTTTGATCTGAAGTCCGTACAACCAAGGTTGACGTGACAATGCAGCGTTTACAGTTGCTAAATCAGGAGTCTGTGAGATGTTCAAAGCGTTGTTTGCGAAGCTTGCACACATCTGAATTACTTCAGTCTGTGATACGAAGTTTGCAAAGTTTTCCATGTTCATCCATGCGAATTTCACGCTGAAACCCTTTGATTTTGCCAATGCAACAGCATTCTTAAAGTCTTTGGAGATTGGTTTTGCAGTAACACCTGCTGCCCACGAAGCCGATCCTGTTTGGAAGCCGATCTTCTGAGTTGCCGGAATTGCATAATCAATATCATACTGTGAAACAACAGAAGCGTTATTTCCGGTTGTGAATGAAACCTTACTTAAAGACAGTGCCTTTAAAGCGATCCACTCAACCCGGCTTGCAATACCGTTCCAACAGAATTCAGCATCCTCTGCCCAGAAGTTTACCAGTTCAACCTTTGAGGTATCACCACCTGCCAGGGCCAACATGATCCGGTATTCGTTCAGGTCAGTTTCCAGTTTTTCACGCGAAATACCGATTTTTGGAATATCCCCTTCCACGCGGGCAATAGCATCGCGGGTTTTCTTCGGGATACTGGCATTGAAGCTGACAACATCAGCGGCAACCTTTAGGCCTGCCTGAGCCTCCAGCGTTTTGAAAGTCAAAAGCGACTGAGGCATCAATGGGAAAAGGGTAGGATAGTAGAATGGTTTCAGGTCAAGTGTATTAACAACTGCCTGCATATCTTTTTCGTTCAGTCCCTGAATCAATGTTTTAATCATGATTTATTTCCTCCTTTGATTAAATGTAAATGATTGATTTCAGGGCTGTTTTCTGAGCTGCTAAAACAGGAACCGAATTGGTTTCCTTAACAACTGCGATCACGAAAGCTTCACAAACAAGGTTTTCACTTGCTGCTACATCGTAAGAGCTTCCAACAATTGCCACCGGAGTATTGAGCGCTGCGGCTGCGGCTGCTGATTCTGCTGCTGCTTCATAAAGAACGACACCAACTGCAACTACCACACCAAGTGTAGTATTAAGAGTGATGACATCTTTATCAGCGTTGGTTGTTTTGTCGATTGCGGTAATCGTATAGGCTACGGAACCAGTTCCAATGTATTGACCTACCTTGAAATGATGACCTTTAGCAACTTCGTAAGTTGTTGCATTGTTCGCGGCCTGTGTTACCATTTTAGCCGTTTTAGCAACATTGTATTTGCCTGAAGTACCTACTGCAATCGGCGTACCTTCCAAGAGGATCGAACCTCCAAGGGTGGAAATATCAATTGTGACACCTCCGGGGATATCGGCAACACGGTGCATAATGCAACCTACCTGCCTGGTATCGTTTTGTCTTTTAATACGTAACGCCATTTTGTTTAAAAATTAGAGATTAAACTTCTTTTCCTCCGAGGTTTTCAGCACCGGCCTTTTTAGGGTCCTTCGAATCGATGTAATTTTGTACACCATTTGATACGCCTTCTTTAGTAGTGCCACCTACGAACGGTTTGCGGTTTGCACCCAATCCCTGATCTGCCATATCTTGATTAAAAGCGGTCAAAT